CTGGCCATTGCGGCAGGCAAGGGCGCCGCCGGTGGCTGATGGCCGCGCCAAGCTCAGCCCTGCTGCAGCTGCTGCCGAGCTGCTGCGCCGCCGCCGCTCCCGCGAATCTCTGAAGGCCTTCGCGCTTTCGATCCCGATCCCAGGCGCCCCGGTGGACGATGACCCCAGCAGCTGGGTGTGTGGCGATGCCGAGCGCCTGCCGCTGGCCCAGCACCACGAGCTGCTGCTGGACAAGGTGGAGGAATGCCTGCGCAAGCCCATGGGGCGGCTGATGGTGTTCATGCCGCCAGGCTCGGCCAAGTCCACCTATGCAGGTGTCGTTGCGCCACCTTGGGCCATGGGCAAGTGGCCGGGCTTCAAGGTGATCAGCACCAGCTACGCGGCCAAGCCGGCCTATCGCTCGTCCAAGCGGTGCCGCGCCATCTGCGCAAGCCCGGAATACGCTTCGATCTGGGAGCGGCCAACCATGCTGCGCGATGGCAGCGCCGCGGTGGACGAGTGGGAGCTGACCAACGACTCGGGGCTGCTGGCCGCCGGCATCCTGGGCGGCGTGACCTCTGCCCGTGCCGATGCCCTCATTATCGATGACCCTGTGGCCGGTCGCGCCGAGGCCGACAGCCCGACGATTCAGGCCAGCACCCGTGCTGCCTACGACGATGACCTGCTGACGCGCCTTAAGCCTGGCGCGTCGATCATCCTTATCCAGACCCGATGGCACCCCGAAGACCTGGCCGGTTCGATCCTGCCTGAGGACTGGGACGGCGAGTCCGGCCCGATCCAGTGCCGTGACGGCCAGGTCTGGGAAGTGCTGTGCATCCCCGCGCAGGCTGACCGCGCCGACGACCCGCTTGGCCGCAAGATTGGCGAGTACCTGTGGCCAGAATGGTTCTCGCCCGAGCACTGGGCGCAGTACAAGGCCAAGGCCCGCACCTGGGCCAGCCTGTATCAGGGCCGGCCCAAGGCTGAGTCGGGCAACCAGTTCAACATGGATGACTTCGATGACCTCTGGTATGACCCGGAGGAGCTGCCGACGCGGTTGAAGAAGTACGGCGCCAGCGACTTCGCGGTCACCGAGCGGGATCTAGAGAAGAAGTCCGAGCCGGATTACACCGAGCATGGCGTGGTCGGGCTGGACGATGGCAGCTCCCGGCCCGACGGCCTGAGCGTGCTGTGGATTGTGGACTGGTGGGCGCAGCAGGTCGAACTGGACAAGAGCGTCGCTGCCCAGCTGTCCCTGATCAGACAGCACAAGCCGCTGTGGTGGTTCGGCGAGGTCGGTGGCCAGGAAAACGCGGTCAAGCCAGTGCGGCGCCTCCTGCAGAAGGAGGACAGCATGTTCGCCAACTACGAGTACCTTCCGCACATTGGCGACAAGGTGGCCAAGGTCCAGGCGTTCCGGGCGCTGGTGAAGGAGGGCAGGGTGCGCTTCCCGCGTGGCAATCCACTGGTGAAGCGGCTGGTAGACCTGCTGGTCAACTTCCCGCGCGCACGCTTCGATGACGGTGTGGACGTATGCGGCCTGCTGGGCCGTGGCATAGCCGACATGGTGCCGGCGTCCAAACCGGCCGTGGCCAAGCGCAAGCCGCCCAAGCCGTTCACCGATCCATGGTACGCAGCGAGGGAGCGGGAAGACCGCGGCGACGAGGAAAAGCGGGAACGCTACTACCGTTGATGCCTCTGGCAGACCGGGCACCTTGGGGGCAGTTCGCACACCGGCCCGACCATGGCAGACCAACCCATCGCAGCACTCGAAACCGGGATCGCGGCCGCCGCTGATCCCGATCCGGCGCGCGCCAAGCAGATCAGCCGCATGCAGGCTGACGTGAAGCGCTGGATGGATCGCTTCGAGCAGGCCCGCGAGTTCGACAAGGACGCCCGGCAGCAGTACGTGAAGGACCGGCGCCAGGCGCGAGGGGATTCCGGGTTCCTAGTCGACGCGAACCTGATCGGTACCTACATCGATATCCAGGAGGCGTTCCTTTACGCCCGCAACCCGGACTTCGACGTGTCGCCCGGCCCAGCTCACCGCATGCCGACGCCCGATCAGCTGCGGGACATCATCGAGTCCGACCAGCAGGTTATGGCCGACATCCAGCAGCAGGCCGAGCAGGATGCCATGGCGGTGGGGCAGCAGATCGCCGATGACCTGATGAAGCAAGGCATGCCAGAGGCTGAGGCGCTGGATAAGGCGCAACAGGAGTCTGCCAACTACCTTGCTACTGGAGCCATCGAGAAGCTCACCAACGACGAAGTGCTGAAGCTGCGCAAGAAGTTCGCCAAACGATCGCGCGAGATGAAGCAGTTCGCCGAGACGCTGGAGGCTGTGGGCACCCAGATGTGGAAGGACGCGCAGCTGAAGCGCCGCGGCCGGCCGTGGGTCCGGTCCTCGCTGACCATCGGCCCCGGTGTGCTGAAGGCCACATGGCAGGAGCGCACCGAGATCACGCCCGAGACGCAGACCGCGATCAACGACCTGCAGCAGAACATCGCCCGGGCCAAGGCGCTGCAGCAGGAGCTGGAAGACGGAACCGCCAATGGGGTATCCGGCAACAACGAAGAGGCCAAGGTGGCCGATCTGGAGCGCCAACTGGCCGCCATCCAGAGCGTGGCCGAGCGTGTCGTGGCCCGTGGCTACGCGATCGACAACGTGGCCGGCGAGAACTTCCAGGTGGCGCCGGGCTTCACCATTGCCAACCACGTTGAAGCGCCGTGGAACGCAGAGATTTCCTACCCATCCTACGAGGATGCGCTGGCCGAGCATGGCCCGTATCTGGCGCAGTTCGACAAAGATGGGAATGCCGAGAACATTCTCCGGAAGGCCGCGCGTTACGCACCGCGCAAGCCCTGCATGGGGAAAAACGAGAGCGTGGGCCTTACCGGCGATTCGGCCACGGCTGAAGAGGCGGACGCCTACACGGCCAATGCCGATGGCGGCGCCAATGGGTGCTATGTGCGCCGCATCGAGATCTGGGATGCGGAGAGCAACACCGTCCTGACCGCGATCACCGGCGTGCCGTTCTGGGTCAAGCCTGCATTCAACCCGCCGGCAACGACCCGCTTCTACCCGTATTTCGTGATCTGCACGTCCGAGGTGGATGGCCAGCGCCACCCGCAGAGCCTGGTCAGCCGCTCTACCAAGCTGATGGACGAGTACAACCGCATCGGCTCGGCCGAGACGGAGCACCGCCGGCGCATCATCCCGAAGATGGCATTCCATGCCGGTGCCATGGAGCCGGAGGAAGCCGACAAGCTGGCCAAGGCAAAGGCCGGCGAGATGGTGCCCATCAAGGCGACCCGGACGGATGTTGATCTGCGCACGCTGCTGGTGCCAATCAGCTACCCGCCGATGGATCCAGCGGTCTACGACCGCGCGCGCATCCTCGCCGAGCTGGAGCGCATCTGGGGCGTGCAGGAGGCCCTGACTGGCTCGATCAACACGGCCAAAACCGCCACCGAGGCGGATATCCAGCAGCAGGGCTTCCAGGCGCGCAGCAGCAGCCGGCGCGACAACATGGAATCGGTGCTCAGCGAGCTGGCCGAATACACCTGCCAGATCGCTCGCGTCTACCTGAGCGATGAGGACGTGCGCTTCATTGCTGGCCCGACCGCGTTCTGGCCGCCGTATCAGGGGCCAGACGACTTGGCTGAATTCATGCGCATCGCAATCCGTGCCGGATCTTCCGGCAAGCCGAACACGGCGCTGGAACGCCAGGCATGGGCCAATCTGCTGCCATTGCTCCAGGAGGACGTGGTCCAGATTGGGCAGCTGCGCCGATCTTCGCCAGATTCCATCGCTGATTCGAAAGAGCAGCTCTTGCGCCTGACTGCCGAACGCAGCGGCGAGACCTTCGACATCGACCAGATCATTCCCCAGAACGACGGCAGCCAGCAGGCCGCGCCGGCTCAGGCCGTGCCCGGCAGCGCGCCGCCTCCGCAGGGTGGCCAGCAGCCGCCCGTCCCCGCAGCACCTCCTGGCGGCGAGCCTGCCGCCGATCCCATCCAAGCCTGATAGGAGCTGAGATGCGCCACCACCCCCTGACGCTCGCCATCTGGCGGGTCTTCGCAACCTGGAGCAAGTGATGAACGACAAGACCATCGAGCAGGAAATCCAGTCCAAGGGCCTGACCGCGCCGCGCGTGACGCCGGACGCCATCGAGGCGGAGATCACCCACTGCTATTACATCAACGCGGGCGAAGCGCACCGCGCCAATTGGCCTGATCCCAACGCCAAGGACGAAGAACACCCGTCGATCAACCTGCTGACCTTCTGCGTGCTGGTTCTGCGCAACGGCTTCACCGTGACCGGTGAATCGGCCTGCGCCAGCCCGGAGAACTTCGACGCCGAGATCGGCCGCAAGATCGCCCGCCAGAACGCCGTCCAGAAGATCTGGCCGCTGCTGGGCTTTCGCCTGCGCGACGAACTGACCGCGCTCCCCGATCACCCCGGCCTGGGCTGACCAGCAACTCAATGCTACCTGAGGTGACACGATGCACATTGAAGGCGACACCCCGGCGACCGAGCCGGACACCACCCCGACCGACCTGACGACCGATGCACTGTCTGCGCTGGACGCAGGCATCGCCGCTGCTGATGCTGAGGGGGCGCCAGCAGCCGAGCCGACCCCGGCCGATACGACCCCGCCGGCCGATGCTGGCACGCCGCCGGCAGACGACCCGAACGCCGCACCGCCCGCTGACGGTCAGCCCCCGGCCCAGCCGCAGGAAGGTGCACCGCCCGCCGATGGCCAGCCGCCTGCAGCTGCCGATGCGCAGCCCCAGCCGGACGCAGAAACCGAGGCCGAGATCGCCTCACTGGGCCTGAAGGACAAGACGGCCGAGCGCTTCCGCACGCTGGCCAGCGAGGTCAAGGAACTGGCCCCGATCCGCGACGCGCTGAAGGCGGCCGGCATCGATGACGTGGGCAAGCTGCCCGACGTGGTCAAGCGCGCCGAGGCCGGCGACTTCCTGTTCGATGAGATCAGCAAGACCGGCACCAGCCCCGAGCAGTACGGGATGGCGCTCGACTATCTCGGCCTGGTGGCGAAGGCAGGGCAGGGCGACCTCGCCGCAGCCGAGAAGGCCTACGAAGTCATGGGCAAGGAATACGCCGCCCTGGCCAAGATGCTCGGCAAGGAGGCGCCCGGCATCCATGACCCGCTGGCTGCCCACGCCGACCTGCGCGCCGAGGTTGAGGCCGGCGACCTGCCGCGAGCCCGCGCCATCGAAATCGCCGGCCAGCGTGACCGGGCCGAATACACGGGCACCGTCCAGCGCCACCAGCAGGAAACGCAGCAAGCCGCCGAGCAGGCCGAGCAGCGGGGGATCGATTGGCTGAAGCGATTCGACGCCGAGATGGCGCAGGAGGACCCCAGCTATGCGGCCAAGCGCCCGCAGCTGAGTGAGGCTGTTCGCCAGATCCGCGAGCAGTACCACCCGAGCGAGTGGGCGCAGCGGACTGCGCTGGCCTATGCCCGCATCCAGGCACCGGTGGCAGTTGCTGCGCCTCCGGCAGCGCCAGCCCAGCCAGCTACCCCGCGCCCCGGCCCGATGCGCCCGAGCGGCCCGCGCCCGGCGATGGACCCGACATCCTTCGCCAGCCCACTGGACGCAATGGAATACGGCATCCAGCAAGCCAGCCAGGGCTGACACGCTGATCTCACAAGACCCCGCTCCGGCGGGGTTTCTTGTATCCGTTGACGCATCCCACAACAAGGGCAATCTGGCCCTGCGGCTGACAACCGCGCCACGCATGCAGTACGCCGGAGTCGCGCCCGGTAGGGCAGTAAGAGGCCTCGCCCCCCTCGAACGTGGATGGAACGCAACAACCCCATTCCCCTTCGAGGACATCATCATGGCCTGGACCACTGCCCAGCTCGCGCAGGGCTCGAACTACACCTTGGAGAGCTACTCCACCAAGGACCCGGTCGACCAGATCAACGTCGCGCACCGCACGCTGGATCTGTTCGTCACCAACAAGCAGGTTTCGTTCTTCGGCAACGGCATCTTCAACGAGAAGCTGTTCACCTCGAACGACAGCAACTACCAGAACTACGAAGGCGCGGACCAGGTCACCTACAACGAGCGTGACCCGAACCGCTTCGCCAAGTTCCAGTACTTCTCGAACCATGAAGGCTTCTGGTTCGATGAGGACCGCCTGATCCGCAACGGCATCCTGATCGACGACTCGGGCGTGGGCGTTCCGAGCTCGCAGGAGAAGGAGCAGCTGGTCAACCTGCTGCAGTCGAGCTGGACCGCCATGAAGAATGGCCTGCAGGAAGGTCTGGCGCTGGAACTGCTGCAGAACGGTTCGCAGTCGGCCAAGGCAGTGCCGGGTCTGGACCACATCGTATCCACCACCCCGGGCACCGGCGACATCGTCGGCGGCATCAACGCCAGCACCAGCACCTACTGGCGCAACAACGCCAGCATGGCAATCGCCTCTGGCGGTGTCGTGGCTGCGCTGGACGCGATGTATGACGCCTGCGTGCGGTACGGCGGTGCGATCCCGACCGACATCCGCTGCGGCCAGGCGTTCCTCAACGCCTACAAGGCCGAGGCCAAGGTTGAGATCAACCGCCAGATCATCGTCGGCGCCAATGGTGGCACCGGCCTGGACGCCTCGGTCACTGCGGTGTTCTACCGCGGCATCGAACTGGTCTGGGATCCGACCTTCGAGCTGCTGGACGCCAAGCTCGGCGCGATCACCTACCCGTGGACCAAGCGCTGCTACCTGCTCAACCGCAACTTCATCACCTTCCGTCCGGTGAAGGGCAATTGGATGAAGAAGCGCAAGCCGGAGAAGCTGCCGGACCGCTACGTCACGTACTACGCGCAGACCAACAAGTACGGCCTGACCACCGGCAAGCGCAACGTGCACGCCGTGCTGTCCATCGCCTGATCGGGCCTGGCCTGATCCGAGCGTCCCGGCTTCGGCCGGGCGCTCATGGGAAACCCATTCGGCTACAGGAGCCATCCCCATGAAGTCCACCCCGATCACCGATACCGCCTTCAAGACCGGCAACAGCCCGTTCCTGCGCGGCGGCAGCGCCACCTTCTCCAACCTATCGGGCACGGCCGCAACCCTGCAGGGTTCTGACACCCAGACCGGCACCTACACGACCCTCGCGACCCTGGCCGCCAACAGCCAGACCGAGGTCCAGAATCTGCCGCAGTGGATCAAGCTCTCCGCCGCCGGCACCGTCTACGCCCTCGCGGGCTGAAAAGGAGCCGCACATGAGCAAGGCCACTGTCATCGTCCCCGTCGTGCTGCTGACCATCCAGCGCAGCACCGAGATCACCATCACCGAGTCGGTGTTCAAGCACGAGGTTCCGATCCTCGAGCTGATCCACGGCGAGGAGAACGTGACCGTCGTCAATGACGACTATCACGCCATCGAACTGCCGAACAACGCCACGCAGGAACATCAGCGCCTGCTGACCAAGTACGGCGACAAGTACCGCCCCGTGATCGACCAGGTGTTCCGCGGCGGCGCCCGCGACATCGCCAAGGAGGTCGGCATGGAGCTTGGCAAGGACAGCTTCAAGAAGCAGTCCGAGGCGGTCATCAACAGCCAGCTGCCGCCGCGCCCCGGTCACAACGCCGAAGCCGGCGCCGGCACGGGCGGCGATGCCGACCTGACCGCTGCCGAACTGAAGGCCGAGCTGACCAAGCGCAAGGTCGAGTTCAAGGGCAATGCCTCGAAGGCAGACCTGCAGGCGCTGCTGGACGACGCCAAGAAGGCCGAAGCCGGCGCCGGCACCCTGGGCGGCTGATCGACAGCACCACGCGGTAACCCGACGGGCTGGGGAAACCCGGCCCGTCTCCACAAGAGGGCTCCCATGAGCATCACCGACGGCATCCAGTGCGCCTGTTCCAGCACCGACGGCAATGCCACGCTGGCAGAGTTGCGCAAGCGGCTGATGATCCGGCTGGGCTTTGCCGCGCAGGCGAACAACCCGCCGCCGGGTATGAAGGATCTGCTCAACGAGTTCCTACAGAGCGCGCAGGTGGCGCTGTTCCGACGCCCAACCGGCGAGTTCCGCAACGAGCGCTGGTTCTCCTGGCCGTTGGTGGCCGGACAGCGCCTGTACGACTACCCAGACAACGACGAGAAGAATGCCCCGCAGTCGTGCCCGGCCACGCTGGATCCCCGCAAGGTGACATGGGTCGGCCGCGAGCGCGATGGCGTGTGGGCCGAGATGCACCAGGGCATCAACCCGCGCAGCTACACGACCAGTGAGCTGACCGGACTTCCGCAGCGCTTCGAGTTCCGCAACTGCATCGAGATCTGGCCGGCGCCCGACGAGACGCTGGGCAACCTGATCATCAAGGGCAAGTTCGACCTCAACCGGTTCACCGAAGACACCGACCGGACCACGATCGACAGCGAAATTGTGTTCCTGCTGGCGCTGGCCAACGGCAAGGCGCACTACCGCCAGGCAGACGCGCAGGCCTATATCCAACAGCTGGAGGTGATGATCACCAATCTGGTGGCCGGCACCCATGCAACCGCCCGGTACATCCCCGGGCCGCCGGCGGCCGAGGGCGTCTACGTGCCTCCGCGCCCGGAGGTGCCGTTCCAGTGACCGGCCGCATTGTCACCCTCAACGCCTCGAAAGGCGGTATCAACCGGCTCCGGACGAAGGGCGGGGCAGACCCGAACACCCTGTACGACCTGGTCAACGGCTACGTCGATCAGGACGGTGTGCCGCGGTCGCGGCCGGGCACCAAGAACAAGAACACGCTCCCCACCGGTGCCACGAAGGGCCTGTGCGCCTACGACGGCAAGCTGATCGTCTTCAGCCATGAGCCGCAGACCATCGCGGCCAGCACACCGGTGGTCGAGTGTGAGGTGCTGAAGCACCCGAACACCCCGGATCTGCCGATCAAGGAAATCCACTTCGCCGGCCCGTTCCTCGGCTACCTGTATGTGGTGCCAGAGTTCGTCAATGGCGACGTCTTCCACTACTGGCTGCAGCGCGGCACGACGTGGGAGCCGGGGAAGATCTACCTTCCTGGCGCGCTCGTCATGCCGACTGATCCGAATGGCATCGCCTACCAGCTCGACAGCGGCACCGAGCAGTTCCAGGTGTGGGTGCGCAACGTCGCGCGCGCGCTGGGCGACAAGGTCGTTCCCACCGTCGACAACGGCTATTCCTACACGGTCACCGACGTGTTTGGCCCAGCGCCGCGCTCCGGTGCCACTGAGCCTTCCTGGCCGGCATCGCCCGGCGCCACCGTGTTCGAAGACAGCGACGTGGCCAATCCGACGCCGATCCCTGGCGAGCAGTCCGGCAACCAGCTACCGCCGGATGTGACCGACCGCTACGGCAGCAGCGGCGGTAATAGCCCTTGGCGCTACGCCAATCAGGAGGCGCAGTAATGGCCGCTCCCGTCTGGCAGCCTGGCACTCTGTATCTGCCCGGAGATCTGGTCCAGCCGATCACCCAGCCGGCACCGAACAACCCGCAGGTGGCCAATGGCGGGTTCGAGGCAGGCCCTGCTGGGTGGACGTTCTCCGGGGACGCGGCCTATTCGACCACCGGCGGGTATGGCAGCCCGCGCTGTGTGGTGCTGCCGGGCAACAAGCCGGACGGCGTTGCTCTGAACAACGTGCAGCTGGTGGTTCCGGTCGGCGCGCAGCTCACTGCGACGTGCATGATCCAGCAGGGCGCATCGTCCGCAGGCGAAACCGCTGGTTGGGCTGAGGTCCGCTGGTATGACGCACTCAACACGCTCCTACAGACCGACAAGGGCAACGCGGTCGATAGCGGTTCCCGCGGTGCCTGGCACCCGTCCACCGTCACTTCGACCGCACCGGCCTCGGCCGCATATGCGCGCGCGGCGATTCACCTGACCTCGGTTGCCACCCACAACCACGAGATCTTCGGCGACAACCTGAGCGTCAGCGGCGCGACTGCAGGCCTGCCTGAAGGGCTTGTCTATAAGGCGGTGCAGACCGAGTCGGGCACCTCTGGCAGCAGCGAGCCGGCATGGCCGGGCATTCTCGGCCAGCAGGTCATCGACAATGAAGTGATCTGGGAGGCTGTGACCACCAGCCGTGTGGTGTGGACGGCCTCCCCGCGGTATGTGAGCGGTGCCACCGAGCCCGAATGGCCGACCGATATTGGCGCAATGGTTCGAGATGGATCGATCAACTGGCGCGCCGTGTCCCGTCGCGTGGAAGACGAGAAGTGTCCGCGGTCGAAGGTGGTGGCGATCGTCGCCAGCAAGGTGTTCGCCGCTGACAAGGACATCGTGCGCTACAGCGCCACGGCCAACCCGCTCGACTGGTCGACGGCCGATGACGCCGGCTACCTGCCGACCGGCCTGCAGCAGGCCAACGCGAACAACATGGCGGTACTGCAGCAGTACCGCGCCAACCTGGTCGCTCTCAATGCCAGCAGCTTTCAGAACTGGCAGGTGGACCCGGATCCGGCTTCGATGGCGATCCTGGACCAGATGGACGGTATCGGCTCAACGTGGCAGCGCGCCGCGGTACCGGTGGCCAATGATCTGTTCTACCTCGCCGCGCTCGGAGTGCGCTCAGTCGGCATTGCCAACGCCGCGGAGAATCTGGCTTCGGGCGATGTCGGGGCGCCGATCGACATCCTTGTGCAGCAGGCGATGCTCTACGCCGATCGCAACGGCACGCCGCCGCTGGCGACCTACTACCCGGGCGCTGGCCAGTACCTGCTGGCCTTCCCGAACTATCCGCCGCCGGTGCTGGGCGTCTATGGCCGGCTGCCA